CGATACTCCGCTACCGACCACGACTTGCGGCCGCGGCTCTCGATGCGCTGCTGGGGATAGCCGCGGCAGGCGGCGAAGATGACGTCGCCCTGTTGGTCGCAGCGCAGCTTGCCGATATCAGCCGCAGCCCACGGCGCCGGCAGTTCCATCACGCCCGCACCGTCGATCGAGATGGGGCCAATCTCGCGGCGATAGATGTCCGCAGCAGCGAATTGGACGTAAACCGTCCCGGTCAGCGCGATGTCGAGCTTGTACGTGCCGGTGCCGAGCGACGTCTCGGTCACAATGTCATCATCGCCAGACGAGGTACCGATGCGCATCAGCACCGGGCCGTAGGGCACCACGATAGTGAAGCCATGCTCGGCGCCGGCCGAGCCACCGGGCACCGTAATGGCCTGCGTCAGGGTGGACCGCGAGATGCCGTTGCCGGCAATGAGCGCCGTGCTGGAGCCCGAGGCCGTCACCGAACCGCCGGACGCCGCTACATCCGTCCAGCCTGTCAGGCCGCTGAAACTGCCGTTGGTGATGGTGGTGCCGACGGCGCTACGCGTGACCAGGGCGCCGTCGTTCCACACCCGGATCTTGCCATCGGTCAATTCGAGCAGCGAGCATTGCGCGGCGGTGCCGACGAACGGGATGAGGCGGCTCGCCAGATTGTTGCGTGTCGTGCCGAGCTTTTCGGTGCCGGGCCTGAGCGCCATCCAGCCGAGTGTCGACAGCAGCCAGTTGCGCACCGTCTCGCCGCACACCGTCATGCGCGGCAGGTCGACGCGGCCAAGGGCGAGGCGCGATACCTGGCCACCGTTGAAACTGTAGATCGGGACATTCGCGCGCGACATCAGGCGATTTCCCGCAAGTCTACGCGCCGCCCCTGACAGCGCGGCAAGGAAATAGCCTTCTCAACCGGCCAACCCCTCCGCCAAATCCTCGTGCGCAACCTCTCCTTGGGAATGCCGGTTTCCGCCGCAAGTTCTTCAAGCGTCAGAACACGATTTCCGATAACGATCGGCCGATTGGTTACGCGGTTGTTGGCTTGTTCCTTACGCGTCGCCCACCTGCAATTGCCGGGTTCGTAGCTTCCGAGTTTGTCCAGGTATCGATCGATCGTGAACTCAAGAGAAGGTCGCTCGCCCATATCTTCGACGAATGCCTCATAGCCTGATCTGTTGCCAACACTCCATCTCCAACGATCACAAACCTTGATGCCAAGGCTGGAATAGTACGCGTGAGCTGGATTGCTGGGGCATTCGCAACGCGCAATCATTGATTGCCACGAGCGATATGTCGGAGACTTGACGCGCCCCTTCACACCACCATGGTTTCGGATACCAGAACGGCGGCTCACCAGCGTCGCCCGTTCTCGCCACACCAACCGCCCATCCGAGCGCGGACAAGGCGCCCGGGCGCATGCCAGGCGAATGGCGTCTCGCTCGCATCCGCGGTCTTCGCCTGATCGAGCGTCGCCTCGAACGTCAGTCGAAGCTCATTGGCATCGGCTGCCGGCCGGATGCGCGGCCCACGCTGCCAAGCCATGTAGGACGACGTCACGCGGCCGAACATCGGCGGCCAGGTCTCCGGCGGCCGATACTGGTGCGACACATAGGACGCGTAGAGGTTTTCGGTGTTGGTGTGCCAGAAGCCGTCCTGCAGCAGGAAGTCGATCGGCAGCGATGATGGCTCCGGCCGGTCCCGCAGCCAGTTGGTGCGCAGGTGATCAGCCGGGATCAGGAACGCCCGCGTGAAACCCGGTGCGGCATAGGCGGCCGGGTCGTCGTCTGGGATTGACCCGAGATAGGTCAGGCTTGCCAGGCGCGACGCAAAGCGCCACGGGGCCAGCGACAGACAATAGTCCACCGCCGTCGGCCAGAAGCTCGCCATCACGCGCGCAGACTCGGTCGTGCCGCCGGACAGCTCGGCAGCCGTGATCTCGCGCTCGGAGATCTGAGCCAGCGCGTCGTTGATGATGCCGACCTGATCGGGCATATCAGGCGGCGGCCTTCACGGCGCTGGCCTTGTGCGAGCGCAGCCACTCCTCGGCTTGGCCCTTGTCGTCGAAGCCATGCCGGATCACGTCGTCGCCGACCGTGATGCGCCACTTGTGCGCGCCGCCCCACCCGACCTTGTAATCGATGGGCGCTGGCGCCGGAACGGCGGACTCATCGGCGGAGCGCACCCAGCACGAGATCTCGCGCATGAACAGTTCGCGCGGGCGCTGGCCCGGAATGGTCTGGCCCTTGTGGGTGACGCGGCCATGCCATTCGAAGGAGCCGTCGTCGGCCAGCACCTCGATCACGTCGCGGACCTGCGCGCGATGCGCGAATTCGCGCCAGAACGTCGGCTGCTGGACCATCTCCAGCGTCTCGCCCTCGCCGGTCCTGGCGAGATAGACGTGCGTCGTGTAGGCCGACGGCTTGAGGCGGATATCGGAAGGTTCGGCGAAGCGTGCGGTTTCGGCCATTGCATCCTCGGAGTTGAGGTGGGCGACAGGAGCGTCGCCCACCTTTGGTTGAGCGTTAGTCGGTGTTCGTGCCGGTCACGGTCACGCCATCGGAGAGATCGGCCGAGCCGTCGGCGTTGATCACCGACACCCAGCACCACGCGCCGGTGACGGGCGAGGCGTCGTTGTCGATCACCAGCACCACGTCGCCGGCATGCATGCCGAGGTCCTTGGCATTGGAGATGTAGCCGGTGACCCGCACGACGGTGACGGCATCGGTGGACGAGTATCCCCAGATCGCCGGCTTCAGGGTCGTATGCCCGAACGGCGCGAACATGAGGTACGGAGGGTTGGACGTGGAATAGGCCATGATCAATCCTCCTTACGAGTACGCGCTGTCGTTGCTGAGGATCTTCACCACGCCCGTGCCCTGGATCAGGGCCGTGCCGTGGTAGAAGGTCGTGCGCGCCCACGAGTAATCGTTCTCCTCGTCGTAGCCGGAGTAGACCTCGATGCCCTTGGAATCCAAGGCGTGGCCGACAGCCGACTTGTGATAGAGGAAGCACGACGCCGAGGACGTGCCGACGCCCGGAAGCTCCGGCGACATCATCCACGTCACGTTCATCCAGCGGCGCTTCTCCGGGCCGACGACGAGGGGGCGATCGTCCACATAATCCCTGGACGAGAAGCCGACCACGTCCGACAGGTAGAGCCAGGCTGCCGGGGTCAGCAGGCCGAAGATCTGCCCGTCGTTCGGGATCTTGGCGTTCCAGAGCTTGCCGAGGCCGATATTGACGAGGCTCTTGCTGAAGGCCGCCGCCGCGCCGGCATTGACCGAAGTCGTCGCAAGCGTGGCAATGATCATCAGGTCGACGTCGCGGTTGATGACGCCGATCGATTCCGTCTGCATGATCCGGCGCTGATCCGACTGGCCCGTGAAGATGTTGAAATTGGTCTTCTGGGGCTTGTCGTGGCGTTCCTTCAGCGTGACCTGGACCTGGGTGAGGTCGTCCACAGCCGGAGGGATCATGCCATCGGCGCCGCGGGTGACGGCGAGGCGGTTGGGCTTGGAGACGAGGAAATAGGTGCTCGCACCCTTCGTCATCGTCTCGGTGGTGACGGTCTCGCGCAGAATAGACTGCCGGGTTTCGTATCCGGCAATATACTCGTCGCGATACATCTGCTGCTGGGCAACAGTTGCCATAGCAATGCATCCTTTGAGCTATTGGGGGATCGATCCGCAGGCCGGTAAGCCGAGCGTCATCGCCCGCGAGTGCTCGCGGCTCGACTAGTCTCGGAGCGTCCAGAGGTTCGGGGTTTGCGATCCGTCGCGGTGGATCAGGCCGATCGCCGAGTGCTCAGCGGAATCTTGGTTTGCTCTTCGTCCGGCCACTCCCAGGAGGGGCGGCGCGGATCGGTAAAGCCGAAAGCGTGCGTGCTGACCGGCCCATCGTTCAGCCAGTCGTTGCGGAAGCCCTTCGACACATAACTGGGGCGTGACTCCGTGCCCATTTGCTTCCGGTGGATTGGTCTTGGCTTCTCGCGCCGCATCACGCTGCCCGTTTGCCGCGCTCCGCGGCGCGCGCATCGCGCTCGTAGACGGCGTTGATCTTGGCCTCGTAAGCCGGATCGGCCAGCTGGCGCCTCGCGGCCTTGTCGCCGGCATGGGCCTTGGCTGTCAGCTCGGCATGCGCCTTCTTCAGGTCCGCATCGCTGACGCCACCCTGGATGCCGCCGGCCTCGAACACGGGCGCGTCGATGCTGCCGGCAGCCGAAGCCGCCCACGCCTTGATGAAGGCCGGATCGTCGCCGAGGAACGTGCCGTCCTTGAACGGCTTGTTGAGCAAGGCGTTCCACTTCTCCAAGCCGAGATACTGGATGCCGGCCTGGCGTCCGATCTCGACCTGCTGCTCGTAGTCCTTGCCCCACTCGGCGCGCAGCACCTTGACGGCCTCGCTGCGGGCCTTCTGCGCCGCGGCGGCGTCATCCTGCGCGCTGGCGATCTGTTGATCGATGAACCACTGCGCAAGCCCCTTGGCCTTGTCAGCCGGCAGGTTCAGGGCGTGCGCCGCCTTGGCGAACTCGCCGATGCGCGCCTTGTCGTCGTCGGTCCACTCCATGCCCTTGGGGGGCGCGATCTCATAGCCCTCGGGCTTGTCGGGGATGCCCTGCGTCTTGCGCCACTCGGCCTTCTGCTCGTCGGTGGCGTTGTCGGGCAATGCGGTCGGCGCGCCCTTGCTGATCTGCGCGCGCGTCTCCTTCAGGGCGCGGGCCACGGCCTTCGGGCTGCCGAAGCGCTTGAGCAGCTTGGCGGTGTCCTCGTC